TCGGGCTTTCTTTAAAACAAAATTATTCATCAATTGTCCACTTAAAACGAGATCGACCGCCGCACTATTGCCAGCCCCCTTCCTTCTCTTTCTTGATTTCTCCTTATACTCAGCATAGCCACCTTCATAAAATCGGCTTTTAGGTGTTTTACGACCGCCCTTGGGTTTAAGTCGCTTGCCAGTATCCGAATTAAGGCCAACATATATCGGTTCAACCGAATAATCTGTGAACTTGCCTTTATATCCCATTCCTTGGGACGTTCTCAACTTGATGGATGCAAGTGTATTCAATCCCAAAATTTTAGAGTCTTTTTGAGTCCATAAATTCACCGGTAAATTTAATTTTACTTTCGCCGCCATAATTAATGCCTCATTCCTCTTGTTGGAACAAAGGTTTTATCATAGTCGGTTTTTACATAAGTTGAAAAGGACGCCTTGAAATCACTTTTAGAACCGCCGGATTCCCTTCGATCCAATTCTCCACTATCAACCAATCCATCTTTATTTAAATCAATGGATACCGACCTTAAAGCCAGATCAGTGAGCTCTTTTGATCGATCTCGATATTGTTGACCAAGGTCGAATCGATCCGATGATTCGTAAATAATGGCAGTTGTCAAATATATATGAGCCTGTAGAAATTGAGTAGGGTTAAAAACTTCATCCTCTGTGCAATTCAATGGAACAAGATTATCACGTATTTCAAAAACCAACTCCTCGAAAGCTCGATTGATTTGGGGTTTAAAATCAGCTTGTCGCCTTGGTATCATTCCACCCAATTGATTATATTGTGAGACGAGTTGATCATGAGTTAATCCAGTTTCAAAGGGCCTTGGTGTAATTTTGAGGATTGAAGAGTCTTTTCTTAATTCAGTTAACAATCCAAGATCAACGGTATAATCCACAAAATAAGGAATGGTTTGAGAGGTCAAGGTCACATTGGCACTTGATGCTACATAGTAATACATTGCAAATTCGAGGGTCGCCGGTGAACTCATATCGATATTCCTAGGCATTGGGTCGCTTAATATTGCAGTCGTTCCAACTATTCGATTTATTTTAACTGCAAAATAAGAATCTCCATCACTTATTAAATACGCGTCCTCTTGATCTTGTTGTAAACCGGTGACTTGATTGGCAATTGTTAAAGTTCTTCTATCATTTGCGATTGAAGTCACGCTTATGGATGATCGAACCGAAGTCATTACCGAAGAGACAACCGGATCGGTTCCAAATGTTACCGAAGGAACAATTGACAGGGGGGCCGGTGCCAACCATTTGAAAGTATAGTCCTTTAATGTAATCGCTTTTTTCATTTTCAGCCTTTCGCTGCTCGGTTAGCATCTTGAATATCTTGATTAGTAGCATATTTTAAATCTGCGGCCTCAACATATCCTTTTGAAACCGGCGACCAAGAGTGTCGGCAATTATATCCGCCTGCATAAGTCAAAGCCGATCCGATTTGATTGTTTCTTAGTTTGGACATTTGTTGATCATTAACAACTTTATTGATCAGATGAAAACAAAAACCTCTTGTTAATCCATCTTGGGGTCCAGTGTATAAATATAGATCCAATCCCGCATCTTTCGCAGCGACCGCAGTTGAAGCCCGACCGAATTCGCTTATCTGAGTCTTTATTTCTGATAGTTGACGACCGGTTGCCTTTTGCATTTTTTGAACAAGTCCCGATAGTACACTCGAAGAGTCGTCAATCACTGCCATTGTGTTTAATGCAGTCCTTAAAGATTTCTGAGTATCTGCAATGATCAAATCATCAAATATAGTTTGAGCACTTGCGACTTGTATGGCTTGAAACTCGTAGGGATTGAAGGCCATTGGCCCAATTGTAGGATCAATTTCCCGAATGCCCTTAAAAATACCCTCTAAAATTTCATCTTGTGAACTCATCCAATTCGCAGTCGCATCTCCAAATCCATGTCGCATCATATAATCGACCATTACCTCTTTATTAGTCGCTAACTTTCTTAAAGTATGTTTATCGAGCCATTTTAAATCTGTTCTAAGTTGCTCGACTAGCCTCTTTTGAGCCTTTTTCAATGACCTTAAAGTTTGCTTGGCGACTCTTTGTTCAATGATCATCTGATCTCGTCTTATTCGAGTTAACTTGGCCGCCGCCATGTTTTGTTCCTTGGCTCGCCTTGTTAATTCTTTTATATCCCGATTTTCTATAACCCCTTTTTTACTTTGAGCCTTAGCCTTTTTAGTCAGTTCTTTAATGCCCTTATTGAATCCATCACCGCCCTCGGCAAGTTCTGTAATTACTGACATGATGGATCATCCTAATTATTTTATGGATTAAGTAAGACAGTTGTTCACTAAAATACCATAATTTGCATCGATAACTTGAAATTTTCCACTTTCTTCTGCCCACACATATCGACGAGTCATATCCAAAGAATCATATTGACCGGCTGTCATGTTTTTATAAGCAAAATTCAAAGCACTTACTGGCATTAATTTGACACCACTTCGATTAGTGATTGCATCCGAACCTTTAAGGATACCAACCCAAATAGTTTCAGCTTCCCAAATGAATGCCTCGGCTGATGTGGCACCGGCTACAGCAGTATCTCGACGAGCGTCACCGATAAAGATATTAGGGATGTTTAATTTTGCTCTCAAGATGCTTAAGGTTTCCTCTTGAGTTAAAATCATTTTACCGCTTGCAAGCCCTGCACTTACACTTCCGGCAATTCCTCGAACTTCGGGCGATCTTGATAATGCTCTAAATACATCATGACCTAAAATCATAGTATCGGGATAATTGCCATGAGAAGCCGCATAAACCGCATCGGTAACGAGTGAACCATGCAAATAATTTAGAGGATCGCCACCGGCTGCGTCGAATTTAGTACCTGGCGTGATAGTTGTATAAACTGAAGTATCAAAAAGTAAGGCCGCCGCTCGTCGCTCTCGATCAAGTTTAAGAACTCGACTCACTTTTTTAACTAATCGTTGTTCTTCAGATCCGGGAAATTGTGAATCTTCCAGTTCTTCACGAGCAATCGAATCTTGAGCGCCATAAATCGAAGCTTTATAAGTTGTGCTTGATCGATCAAAGCCTGCAATATTAGCACGACTCGATCCGGGGGCTCGCTCAAAAGATAAGCCTGCACCGGCACCGGTATAATTTCGAGATGCTTCGATTAATAAAGTTCCGCTTCGCTCAGGAATTTGAACATTTTCGAAGATCTTATCTGCAATAAAAACATCATCGCCTTGAACTGCCTCTTGAGCTAAGTTACTTAAGATTTGGTCGACTGGATGATAATTACTATATGATGAAGCCATTTTATTAAGCCTTTACGATTGAAGGTGCTTTAAAAAGTCCAATGAATTGATCACCGCTTGCGTAAGCTAAGTCGGTACTATTAGCAATCACACTGGCAACAACATAATGTGTTGAAGTCGCATTAATTACTCGACCTGATGCATCTGCCATAAGTTGATTATTTGTTGCCGGTGTAATCGCCGCCCCTGCAACCATTCGAGTTAATCCATCAACGCAAACCGTAATTTGATCACCGGATACCGCCGCAGTTTGAGCAATACCGATTATTGATGGTTCGACCGCAGTTGTGGTAATAACAACTTTGTTGGTTGCATCCAATTTTACCGCCGCAAATTCGGTGATTGTTCCGGCTGCTTCAAAAGTTTGAAAGTTTGATCCTTGACTCATGATTTTACTCCATAAGCTCGGTTATATTCGGTTGTATTTTCGGCCCGAAATTTAGCAAGGGCTTGAGTGTAAGAAATTTGATTTTGCTCTGATAGTTGTTGGATCTTATCGTTGATCGTTGCGATACTTGTCTTTTGACCTGATGATTTATGGCCAATTTCATTTAGTGGAACCGCTTTATTCATTTGACGCTCAGAGAACATGAGCCAAAATTTTGGCTTATCCTCTTTTAAGTCATAAGCATCCTCTGCAAGGTCAACTTCTGATGGAGTGATTCGACCTGAATTTACAAGTTTATCAACTTCATAAGTCCGTTTTTCATTGTGGCTTTCAATTCGAAGTTTTTCGACTTGCTCTTTAAGTAGATTTATTGTTGCTCTTTCACTCATAGCTTCAACTTTCGCTTCAACTTTTTTATCTTCGTCTTCATCTTCTTTTTTATCGTCCTCGGCAAGATCAACCGCTTCAATAACTTCTTCAACAACTTCTTCAATTGCATCAGGTGTGATTTTGGCGGCCTCATCCTCTTGAGCACCTTTTAATTTTGCTTCAAGCTCACGAACCATCTCATCTTTTTGATGGATAAGTTCAATGAGTTCTTCAATACTTAGTTGAGTAAGATCCATTGGTTTTAGATCCTCCATTAATGTAACAGTTTCGATTTTATCAACTTGTTGAGCCGGCCTTGGGGTCAAAGTTACTGCCAACAATTGAGCGTCACCTAGTTTTTTTCCACCGTCTCGACTATAAACAGCCCCTTGTAAATATTCAGGGCTTGACCAAAGCAAACCTTCGGATCGAGTGATTATATCAACACCTTTTTGATTGTAAGCAGGGTATACATATAAGCAGTCGTCAACTATTTTAACGTCTTGAATTATACCCAATGCAAGGCCAGCCTCCGGCGATGAAGGTGAGTCGCTTGTGAAGGGTGAACTTGCGTGATTCCAGTCGATGATTACCGGATCTTTGTCTTTTCTAGTTTTAAAAACTCGAACCAATTCATTTAACAATTCAATCGTGATTTCAGAACCGACCGATTCACCACTTAACCTTGATGATACTTGACCGAGGCTTAAAGT